ATACAGCTCACCCAACGCTTGCTGGAACTTTCCAGAACACGTTGACAACTGCGGCTGACTTAAACGAAACTTCATTAGAGCAATCAATGATTGACATTGCTGCGCTTACTGATGAAAGAGGTTTAAAAATAGCTGCTAAAGCGCAAAGAATGATTGTACCATCTGCACTTCAATTTACTGCCGACAGACTTATGAATTCTGCTGGTAGAGTTGGAACTGCTGATAATGACATCAACGCATTAAGAAACATGGGAATGATTCCTGGAGGATACTCTATTAATCACTACCTAACAGACACAGATGCGTTTTACATTATCACAGACGTGCCTAATGGTATGAAACATTTCGAAAGAGCTCCATTAACTACAAAAATGGAAGGTGATTTCGATACTGGCAATGTTAGATACAAAGCTAGAGAAAGATACGTATTTGGCGTATCTGACCCTAGAGGTATCTTTGCATCACCAGGTGCTTAATAGTTAAAAATTTTGAGGCGGGACACAATCCCGCCTCATTCTAAGAATAGAAAGAAAAAACCATGAAAAATTTCAGAATCAAAGTCAGAGCCTACGGATATATAGCAGATTTTACTGTTGAAGCGTCCGAAGAAGGTAAACCTTTAGAAGATTCTATCATTGACAAACTAGGAAAAAATGATATAAAATGGGACAAGTCTGATTTTTATAGTCAGACAAAAACATGGTTAACATACGAGGAAATTGTAAATGATACTAGACCTTTACAAACAAAAAACGTCCTTGGAGTTGAGCTGGCAACAAGAGTTTAATAAGCATAGTAAATATACTCTTGATATGGTCAGAATTGATGACAAAATTAGAGAAGTCATCACTGAGATAAAGCTTGAAGAAGCTAAGATTGCTACAAGAGAAAATGCAATCGTTAATTCGGCTCCACAAGTTTCTGTAGCTACTTAAACAAAAGCTACATCGTTGAAAACGCACATTCATTATAAGGCTCTCTTGCACTCAATTTAAATCTGTTGTATAAATAGCACACTAAGACAAGTAAATCATAAATTGGTTATTCTCTTCTTAGTGAGGATGACTGGCGCTAAGGAGGCGCTGATTATATGACAACACATTTTAAAAATGGAGTCACAAACGTAGTAGGAAAAGATGGAGGTTCTTCTGTATTTAGTGGAATCAAACAACCTCTTATTACAGGTGGATACGAACAAGAACAAGCGTATCAAAACGACTGGCAACTCTTCAATGACGAAGATTGGACAATTACATCAACAGGTGGATCTGACTTTCAACTAGCAGAATATGCTGGCGGATGGTTAAGACAAGGAGATAATGCTCCTGCTGCAGGTGAGATTCAAGGTATTGCAGGACCACAGGTTTGGCAATACAATCAAAACCAAAAATGGTGGTTTGAAACTAGCATTGCAATCACTGACGTAAGTGATTTAAACACTTGGGTAGGATTTGCTCAAAATGGTTATGCAGACTCAGATACTTTACCAACTGATGGTATTGGTTTCTCACACTTACAAGATACAACTACAATACAATTCATTTCTAGAAAAAATGGAGCAGGTGTATCTTTTGATATGTTAGACTCAGCAGGTGGATCTACTTTCACTATGTTAGATTCTACTATTGCTACACAATCAGCTACAGTACAAGCAATCCCAGCTAACTCAGTTAGATTAGGTTTTGCTTATCAACCAGCTGGAAGTGAAGTAGGTGTAACTGCCAATCAATTTAAATTGTATCTAAACGGTAATCCGGTTGGAGTACAAGCGGCTACGACTGTACCAGATGATATTGCATTAGAACTTAATATCATGGGTGCACACAAAGGTACAAACGCTAATCATTTAGTTGTTGACTACTTTAATACTTTTCAGTCTAGAGTGGCTGGAACAGGCGTAAGCGCATAATAATTAATATGGTGCTCCTTCGGGAGCACCTTTAATTTAATAGGAGAAAAAATGTCAACATCATATTCAAGTGATCAAACAACCCTACTTATGGATACTATAGGTTCTGATACTTTATCGAGAGCAGGTAGAGCTAGAATAACTTCTATTCAAGGTAAAGGAATAGCAAGTTCAGTTTTAAAATTACATGATGCTGCAACGTCAGGTGCTGCCGCTGCAGGTAATTTAAAAGCTACTTATAAATTTGGAACTGAAGGCTTAGAAGTATATGTCCCTGGTTCAGGTATTCTGTTTAAAGATGGAATTGTATTTAATCTAGCTGGAGCAAGTGGAAGCGTTACGGTAACGATTACAGGAGCGTAGTCGAATGGCTACTATCACTTATACAGTTACAGTTGCAACTGGTACTAATCAATATGGAACAGGTAACAAGTTCTATATTAATGGTGCCGTGAGTCCTGATTTAAATTTAATCGAAGGTAATACATATATCTTTGATCAAAGTGATAGCACTAATGGTACGCACTTTCTTGCTTTTTCTACTAGTGCAAATAATTCACCAGCTGCACCATATACAACTGGTGTAACAGTTACAGGAACTCCAGGAACAGATGGTAAAACTACAATCGTAGTTGCAACATATGCTCCAACTTTATATTATTATTGTACGGCACATGCTGGAATGGGGGCAACAGCTTTTACTCCTGCAGCAGGATCAATTTCAAATCAATCAACTTTTGAATCTACATTTACAATAGATGAAGTAATTGAAGATGCATATGAAAGATGTGGTGTTCAAGGTATTACAGGTTATCAATTAAAAACAGCTAGAAGATCATTAAATATTTTATTCCAAGAGTGGGGCAACAGAGGTATTCATTATTGGGAAGTAGGAAATACAAATGTATTATTAGTTCAAGGTCAATCTGAATATACTTTCTATAGATCAACAGCAGATGGAGCAAGTTCAACAACAGCAGGTGGAACTAGCACAACATTAACATATGGTTTAGCAGATATTTTAGAAGCAAGTTATAGACAAAATTATAACAATACAAGTCAATCAGATTCACCATTAACTAAAGTTGATCGATCAACATACACAGCATTTTCTAATAAAACTGCATTGGGAACACCTTCTCAATTTTGGGTTCAAAGATTTATTGATAAAACTACAATGACATTATATCAAACCCCTGATTCTTCAGCTGCAGGTAATTATATTTATATTAATTTTGTAAAAAGAATTACAGATGCAGGTGCTTATGACAATGTTGGTGATATACCAAATAGATTTGTACCTTGTATGGTTTCAGGTTTAGCATATTACTTAGCACAAAAGTGGGCACTTGAAAGAGTGCAACAATTAAAATTATTATACGAGGATGAATTATCTAGAGCTCTTGCGGAAGATGGGTCACCAACAAGTGCCTTCATTACTCCTAAAACTTATTACCCAACAGCGAGTTAACTATGTCTAAATTTGCACAAGGAAGATTTGCTTTATCAATATCTGATAGATCAGGGCTTGCATTTCCATATACTGAAATGGTTAGAGAGTGGAACGGGGCTTGGGTTCATACTTCTGAGTTTGAAAAAAAACAACCACAACTTCAACCAAAGCGTTTTACAGCAGATCCACAAGCTTTAAATTTTGTTAGACCTGCAAGAGTAGAACCTGCAACTGATGATATATTACCAAACGATCCATTTACAACTGCATCTAATACAACTCTTACTGTTTCATTTTTTAATAGTGGTCTACAAGTAAATGACCAAGTAAGATTTAGCGATGTTAAGTTTCCTGTAGGTGGTTTATCAATAGCAGCATTACAATTACAAACTACATTAAGTGCAGCAGTAACTACAACTGATACTACAATATCTTTAACAAGCACTACAAATTTTCCAACAGCAGGTTTCATAATGATAGAATCTGTTAATACAGATTCTACATCTGCAAGTTATGGTTCGTTTCAAAATGAAGTTATTGAATACACAGGAATATCAGGAAGTGATTTAACAGGTTGTACAAGAGCAACATCAGTTCCGTACCGTGGTAAAACATTAACTAAAACTACGGCTTATGCTCACCCATTAGGTTCAACAGTGTTTGGTTCATTTAAAGTTGCATCTTTAATTGAAACATCGTATGTAAATGATGCTAACACGACAGTTTACGAATATAATAGTTTTACAATAACGCTTCCAAGTGCGGCTACAGGAAGTGAAACAGGAGGAGGGTTTAATTGTTTTGTTGGACCACTTAACGAAAGACCTTAATTATGGCATACA